TTACGCAGCTCGTTGCTGCGTCCGGTGCTGACTGTGTGCCGGGAAAGCGACGGCGTAATCAACAACAGCCTGTTCAGTTGCCTCATCGGTACGGTTCTTAAGGTTAGGAGCGCGGCGACTACGATTAATCAGCGCATCCACACCACCTTCATCGACCAGTTCGCGGTAACGATAAAACGTATCACGCGAAACGCCCATGATTTTACAGGCTTTTGATACGTTGCTGAGTTCTTCAGCCAGATTGAGCAAACCGGTTTTGTGTTTGATAACGGGATTGGTAGTATGAAGCATGAGAGTTACCTCGTGTTTTGTATAAGGATTCGACACCCATATCAAAACCGGTAACTCTCAACCTTTCAAGGCTCAGTGTCAGATCAAGTCGCGACTAATACATGTAAATATTCATATTGTTAAAGTTACCCAATTTTTTCCGCGGAGATCGTTATAACGATCAGTTTGTTGCTGGGTTTTATGTCCCAGCAATTTCTGAGTATCTATTCCCTGTTCTTTGTATAGCCTTTCTGACAATGAACGTTGCTCATGAAAGGTTGCTGGGGTTCCTTCACCCCAATCAATTTCAGCCAGATCCCTTGCTTTGCTAAAATTCATAGTCAGAGTATTAGCTTTTACTTGTGCCCCACGTTCTGCCTGTGAAGTTGATCTGAAAAAATGTACTAAGTATGGACTATCTACATAGTCACGGCAGCGAGCTACAACATCGCGCAGGCTCCAGTTGATTACATTCAAACGAAGAGAAAGAGGAATGGCTATTTTGCTGCCGGTTTTTTCCTGTTCGATATGCAGATGATCATCCCAGATATCGCTGAATTTCATTTTGGATATATCTCCCAAACGTTGGCCAGTAACCAGCGCTAACAGCATGGCATTTCCCATGTAACGATGAGTGGAGTCTGCGATATCAAAAATTTTTTGCCATTCTTCCAGGCTGAGGCGTTGACGGGTGATTTTCCTTCTGGGTTGCTTCGTCGCAAGAGCAGGGTTATACCCTGGTGGAACTTCGCCATAATGCTGTGCTTCCTTAAACACATCGATTAATACAGACCTTACGACTTGGGCCATTCTAGGCTGTCCAGCTGTAATATACTCATCAAGCAATTGTGCTATATCTCTGACATCAACGGATGAGATCAACTTCATTCCTGCTCGTTCTCTGAGCAAGGATACTGGTTTGGCTTTTTGCTTATAGGTATTGAGTCTTATATCACCACTTTTGAGCCTATCATCCTGGATCGCTTGATAGCGATCTAACCAGGTTGACGTTGTGATCGCTTTTCCTTTGCAGGTTGCGATCCTGTCACTGATAGCCAGAATCTGTCGGGTTCTTTGTTCAGCCAGGCGTGTATTGGCTTCAGTGGCAATAGCGATGGCTTCAGCTTCGTTAGTTCCCAACGCATGAAATTTCCCTGTTACTGGATGCTTATACCGCCAATAGACTTTATTTACCTTCCTACTATAAAGCGGATATAAGTTAGGTACTGAAACATTATTCTTACGCGGTCTGGCTGCCATCACTCAAGATCCGTTGCAAAAGTAATGAGTCATTTTTCTTGATTACTGGTGTTACCAACTCCCCAACTAACTCAGCGTCCTCACGCACTCGCCATAACCGACCTTGTTTCATGGCCGGTGGGCAAAATAAATTCTGCTTAGCATAACGACGCAATGTGGACACACTTGGAGGATTACTTCTGTATTTTTCAGAGGCCCATTCTTCAAGAGTTAACATTTGAAGCATATGCGATCACCTTGTTACTTCACTAACTGTTCAGTCTCTGCATATCGACCCTGCAAGGTCGGTTAGTTTCTCCACAAAACAGAGAAGAGCACCTGTGGCCACAACTATCAGGATGGATCGGGTTATGACCCCGTCATCCGGGGATACTCTTCTCTGTTTTGTAAAAAGGGCGGTACCAGCCGGAAGCAAGGGTACAAGCTGGTACCGCCAAGACTACACACAGCATAAAGTTGTGGTGCCGGGTGCCTCCCGGTGCCTGGCGAAGGTTGCACACCAGGCGGGTGGGTATCCACAGAAGGTCGACTGTCAGCCTCAACCTTAACCCGCGTGCGCTGAGCCGCATTCACCACAACGCTAAGGATTCTCTCTGGTTGAAAATACTTAGCTGTTATGTGCCTGCTTTTAGCCACATCAGGCGAGGTGGACCTGGTTATTCCCCAACAACAAGGATTCGGTTAATCTGGTTATCCCCAACAACGCAAAAGGAAAAGAAATGTCCGGTAATATCTATACGCTGTACAAATCCCACTGTGAAAATGTTGGAAAGTATCGGGGCATTGAAATCAGTGGGGTAGTGTCATCAGTCGAAATAAGCAAAGTTGAATCAAGGGCAACATTACTAACTCTTCTGGACCTTGTGTTACATGAGCACCGGAAGAAATTCGGCACTCCCTATAATCAGTTGAATGGGAAAAAGGCTCTGGTTCACCTTATTCTGATGAAGCATCACTGGATGCCAAAACAGATTAATGAGATGAAATTTGATGAACTTCTTCTTTCAATTCAGGATGAACTCACACTTGATAAAATAAGCGTAACCGCCCAGAAATTTTTAGATTATCGAGACTGGAGATCACAAATTCATCACTTTGATGATTTTGACGAAAATGAATGGGATCCTAATTTGTCTGCACAATATCTAAAGTAACATCCTGTGATAAAACCGTGATTTCCTGATCCAGTTTTTTTAAGGAGTCTATTGTTTCCTGTCGATAAGACAGCACTTCACGAAGCTGGTTTATAGCTGCCAGCTTCTTTGTCATCCACTCATAAATTTCCTCATCTGTGTAGTCAGGCGCGACGATTTTGGGTTCTGTTTTGTGCATTTCACACCTCCTCAAGTTATCAGTTACTTGTTGATGGGGACCAGATTGTTAAAGAGCTAAGCGTCCTGTAGGGCGCTTTTTTGTTGCTAACGAATCATCCTGGACTTCATATGCCCCAGGCGGCTACTTCGTGGGCGTCCTGCCTGTTTGTTGTTTTTCTTGGGTACATTATGTATCTCAAAGGTACATTGTCAAGTATAAAAAAACCTGCCGAAGCAGGTTCATAAACATTGATTAGGCTTTGATTTTGTATCTTCTTGGTTTTCCTGAGAAAATCACAGTACCAATTATAGAGCAATTACCGTTGATCTTAATGTAAGGCTCAGGCCAGTTTGGGTTTAACGCTTTGAGATAACGCTGTGTCCCATCTTCTATCAACCTTTTGAAGGTGGTTTCACCTGTATCGTGCATCAATGCAATAACGTCGTCACCGTGGCAGGCAGGTACTTCAGGATCGACAAAAATCATGTCTCCCGGGCGGTACTCATCAATCATTGAATCACCTATCACCCGCAAGATATAAGTCATTTCCCCACAGGGTACAGGGCAGGGATACGTTTCTGCTGTGCTCAAATCAACCTCAGAATATCCAACTTCTTTCCATGCTCCGGCCTGTACCCATGATATGACAGGGACTAATGTGATTTGTTTATTAGTGATTGAAACATCAGGTTTTTTTGTGATGTTCGTTGTCTGGTGTTCTTGATCGAGCCATCCGACAGGCAGGTCGAAACATTTTTCGATGTGTCGTGCCATGCTGTCACCGATATTTTTAGTAGCACCATCTCCCATAAACCTGCTGGTTTGGGTTGGCTCGCGATCAATCATAGTGGCAAAGGAAGAATTCCCGCCAACACCATCTCTCAGTTTTCTGGCGTTAGACCGCCGGATGTCATGGATTGTTTTCATAACGAAATTAAAACCCTTGTACCGTTAAGGTACAAGTATCTTGAAGGTTCATTTTAATCATGTAATATGTATATTGGAGGTACATATTGTATGAAAGCGTATTGGGACTCTTTAACCAAAGAACAGCAGGGCGAGTTGGCCGGAAAAGTTGGCTCAACACCTGGCTACTTACGGCTGGTTTTCAATGGCTATAAAAAAGCCAGTTTTGTGCTGGCTAAAAAACTTGAGCAATGCACGTCAGGTGCAATTACGAAATCTGACTTAAGACCGGATATCTATCCGAAAGATTAGCAGAACACTTTCAATTTTTAACCACAGAACGATGAGGCTAATCGTGGGTAAGCATCACTGGAAAATAGAAAAACAGCCTGAGTGGTACATGAAAGCTGTCAGAAAAACTATCGCGGCGTTGCCGGGTGGTTACGCTGAAGCCGCTGACTGGCTGGATGTAACAGAGAACGCTTTATTCAACCGCCTTCGTGCAGATGGCGATCAGATTTTTCCGCTGGGATGGGCAATGGTTTTACAGCGTGCTGGTGGCACTCACTTCATTGCTGATGCTGTGGCGCAGTCTGCAAATGGCGTATTTGTGTCTCTTCCTGACGTCGAGGATGTGGACAACGCCGATATTAACCAGCGTCTGCTGGAAGTCATTGAACAGATCGGCAGTTATTCAAAACAGATTCGTTCAGCAATCGAAGACGGTGTAGTGGAACCGCATGAGAAGACAGCAATTAACGACGAGCTGTATCTCTCAATTTCGAAGCTGCAGGAGCATGCAGCACTGGTCTACAAAATCTTTTGCATTTCAGAAAGTAATGACGCCCGCGAGTGTGCAGCTCCGGGCGTCGTGGCGTCGATTGCTTCTGGTTGTGGAGAAACTAACGCATGAACAGTTTAACAACACACTACCGTCGCTCGCAACTGATTGCGCTTCCTGTACCGGGTGGAAAAGCGAAGGTGGAATATTGCTATGCAGTGAATGTACCAGGTGACAGGGAAATTGTAACCCACAGCTTTGCAGAGTGGGCTGTGGGTGATTTCAACCGGCAGAAGGAGACAGTCCTTTGCGACAAGTTAACCGCTGGTTCAAAGATCACTACGGAGTGCCCGTCAGAGTTATTCGTTGGGAGCCGGAAACACAACGGGTTATCTACCTCCGTGAAGGCTATGAGCATGAGTGCTTCAGCCCGCTCGAACAGTTTCGTCGTAAATTCAGGGAAATAGAGGTCGGTCATGAGCACTAAATTAACCGGCTATGTATGGGATGGTTGCGCTGCGTCAGGCATGAAATTATCCAGCGTGGCAATTATGGCCCGCCTGGCTGATTTCAGTAATGACGAAGGTGTGTGCTGGCCATCAATTGAAACCATTGCCCGTCAGATTGGCGCGGGGATGAGTACCGTCAGAACGGCTATCGCACGGCTGGAAGCAGAAGGCTGGTTAACGCGTAAGGCGCGTCGCCAGGGTAACCGCAATGCGTCGAATGTTTATCAGCTTAACGTTGCGAAGCTTCAGGCAGCGGCATTTTCTCAACTGTCAGATTCTGACCCGTCAAAATCTGACGCATCAAAATCTGACCCGTCAAAATTTGATGCGTCGAAATCTGGCAAAAAAGCGGGTTTTCACCCGTCAGAATCTGGCGGGGATCCGTCAGTAAAATCAAAACATGATCCGTCAGATAAAAAACCTTCTCGTCCGGACGCTTCGCAACCGGACACGCAGACGGCTGAACAGGATTTTTTAACTCGCCATCCTGATGCGGTTGTATTCAGCCCTAAAAAGCGCCAGTGGGGGACGCAGGATGATTTGACCTGCGCACAGTGGCTCTGGAAAAAAATCATCGCCCTGTACGAGCAGGCTGCCGAATGTGACGGCGAGGTGGTTCGTCCCAAAGAACCGAACTGGACAGCCTGGGCAAACGAAATTCGCCTGATGTGTGTACAGGATGGGCGTACTCACAAACAAATCTGCGAGATGTACAGCCGCGTCAGCCGCGATCCGTTCTGGTGCCGTAACGTGCTCAGCCCGTCGAAGCTGCGGGAAAAATGGGATGAGCTTTCCCTGCGCTTATCGCCGTCCGTCAGCACGTACACCGAAAAACGCGAGGACCCGTACTTCAAAGCCAGTTACGACAACGTGGACTACAGCCAGATCCCGGCAGGATTCAGAGGGTGATCATGAGTCTGTTAAATGACGTTCAGAAATTCATTGAAGCCCATCCGGGGTGTACTTCCGGAGACATTGCGGATGCTTTTGCAGGTTACTCACGGCAGCGCGTTCTGCAGTCTGCAAGCAAGTTACGTCAGAGTGGGCGTGTGGCTCACCGTTGTGAAGGAGATACACGCAGACATTTCCCGCGCCTGACTGAGAGAGCGCAGGAACCGGAACCACAACCAGTTCGAGAAACCAGACCTGTGCGCAATTTCTATGTCGGCACTAACGATCCACGGGTGATTTTGTGCCTGACCCGCCAGGCTGAAGAACTGGAGTCCAGGGGCTTATACCGTCGTGCTGCAACCGTGTGGATGGCGGCATTCCGTGAAAGCCACTCCCAGCCAGAACGAAACAATTTTCTGGCGCGTCGTGAGCTGTGTTTACGTAAAAGCAGCAAGCGCGCTGTATCGAGTGATGAGTGGTATCTGTCAGGGAATTACGTGGGGGCGTAATGACGACGTTAACTCAATGCCAGCAGCAGGTGCTGGATATGCTGATTTCTTATCAGAAAGAGCGTGGCTTTCCGCCAACCAATCAGGAGGTGGCAACCATGCTGGGATACCGTTCAGTGAATGCAGCGGTAGAGCATCTTCGCGCACTGGAGAAAAAAGGCGTCATCACGATAAAGCGTGGCGTGGCCCGGGGGATAACGCTTCATACCGCGGTGAAGGACGACGACAGCGAGGCGGTCGGGATTATCCGCGCACTGCTTGCCGGTGAGGAAAACGCAAGGCTGCGTGCAACCCACTGGTTACATGAGAGGGGCCTGAAAGTATGAAGCTGATCCTGCCTTTTCCGCCCAGCGTGAACACGTACTGGCGACACCCCAACAAAGGGGCGTTTGCTGGTAAGAGCCTGATAAGCGCGGCGGGGCGAAAATTCCAGAGCGCAGCGTGCGCAGCAATAGTTGAGCAGTTACGTCGTCTGCCGAAACCAACGTCGGCACCTGCTTCAGTGGAGATCGTGTTGTTTCCTCCGGATAACCGGATCCGCGATCTGGACAACTATAACAAGGCGCTGTTTGACGCCCTGACCCACGCGGGTGTGTGGGAAGACGACAGCCAAGTGAAAAGAATGTTGGTGGAGTGGGGACCGGTTATCCCGGAAGGGAAGGTCGAGATCACTATCAGTAAGTACGAGAAACCGGCGGGTGCAGCCGCCTGATTAAGAGGAGAAACGAAGTATGAATAATCTGATGGTCATTGATGGTATTGAAGTTCGTCGTGATGCTTATGGGCGTTACAGCCTGAACGATCTGCACAGGGCTGCCGGTTCTCTGGATAAGCATAAGCCTGCATTCTGGCTCCGCAATGAGCAAACTGAACGTTTAATAAGCGAGTTGCAGATTTGCAACTCGGTCAATATAGAGCCAGTTAACGTTATTCGTGGCGGAAATAACCAGGGGACGTATGTCTGCAAAGAACTGGTGTATGCCTATGCAATGTGGATCAGCCCGTCATTCCATCTGAAGGTGATCCGTACTTTCGATATGGTAACCAGCGCACCGGAAAAATTATCCGGACAGGCTGCTGACAAGATGCAGGCTGGTGTGATTCTGCTGGACTTTATGCGCCGGGAATTAAACCTGTCTAACTCTTCAGTGCTTGGTGCCTGTCAGAAACTCCAGGAGGCTGTTGGCTTACCGAATCTGGCACCGCGCTATGCCATTGATGCTCCTGCTGATGCACTCGATGGCTCAAGCCGCCCTACGCTATCATTGAGTGCACTGCTGAAGCAGTATGGTATCCGCCTTACGGCTAATCAGGCATATCACCAGATGGTGAAGCTGGGGATCGTCGAACAGCGCGAACGATACAGCCGTACCGCGATTAACAACATCAAAAAATTCTGGTCGCTGACAGCGAAAGGCTGCATGTTCGGCAAGAACATCACCAGTCCCGCAAATCCGCGCGAGACGCAGCCGCACTTTTTCGAATCCCGATTCCCTGAGCTGTTAAAGCTGCTCGATACCGTTCATTGAGGTTACCGTGAGAGCACTACTGACCCCTGAAATTGCCCCGCGTATGGGGATCGTATTGTTCAGACCAGGTTCAGAGCTGATGCCCCTGTTTATGCAGGGGCGTGTCCTGCTGGAGCCTGAGCCGGAGCATTATTCATCTTTCGCCAGTGGTGCCGTTCCCGCGGCATCACAACCGCTGGCGGATGATCCTGCCGTTCGGGCCGTGTTCCGTAATGAGGCAGTGATTCGTCGTGCTGGTGGGGTGGAATGTCTTGAAAGCTGGTTACTTCGTGAAAAAGGCTGCCAGTGGCCTCATTCCGACTGGCACAGCGAGAACATGACCACAATGCGACACGCGCCGGGCGCAATCCGTCTGTGCTGGCACTGTGATAACCAGCTGCGCGATCAGTTCACGGAACGGCTGGAATCAATGGCAACGGATAACTGTGCCCGGTGGGTGTTATCTGTCGTGCGTCGGGATCTCGGTTTTAATGATAGTCACGTTGTGACAATGCCGGAACTGTGCTGGTGGCTGGTTCGTAATGACCTGGCGGATGCCTTACCGGAAAGTGCAGCCCGTAAGGCACTGAGATTACCGAAGCCTGTTGTGCCGTCTGTCACCCGGGAAAGTGACCTTGTGCCTTCGGTTCCTGCCCCAGCATCATCCAGGATAAAGCGAAAAAGGTGCTGGCGCTGAAAGTGGATCCGGAGTCGCCGGAGTCTTTTATGTTACGCCCCAAACGTCGCCGCTGGGTTAATGAAAAGTACACGCGCTGGGTTAAGACGCAGCCGTGCGCATGTTGTGGAAAGCCTGCTGATGATGCCCACCACCTGATAGGTCACGGTCAGGGTGGAATGGGTACAAAAGCGCATGACCTTTTTGTGTTGCCTTTGTGCAGAAAGCATCACGACGAGCTGCATGCGGATACCGTGGTATTTGAAGAGAAGTATGGCTCCCAGTTGGAGCTGATATTTCGTTTTATTGATCGTGCGCTGGCAATTGGCGTGCTGGCCTGATTTGGTGGAGAAAGTTGATGCGTGATATGTATGAAGTATTGGACCGCTGGGGAGCATGGGCTGCAGCAGAAAATAGTGGTGTGGACTGGCAGCCGATAGCGGCTGGTTTCAAGGGACTTTTACCACACGGTAAAAAGTCACGTCTCCAGTGTGATGATGATGAAGGCATCATGATAGATAGTTGTGTGGCTAGGTTGCGTAAATATAAGCCGGAAGAGTATGAGCTGATAATTGCTCACTTTGTTATCGGTATCTCATTACGCACTATTGCGAAGAAGAGAAAATGCTCTGATGGGACTATAAGAAAAAAGTTGCAAGCTGCATTGGGATTTATTGATGCAGTTATATATATAATACATGGGTAATTTATTAGACGGCCATATTGGCCGTCAGCTAAATAAATATGTAATAGCATAAGGCGTAAGTAAAAAGTAGAATCTAAATGTAAGATATAAGCCACATAAAACTATAATTCCTAATGAGGCAAAAACAACTTTCTGAACAAGCAATCTTGTGGTTAAACTATCAAATGTATCCTTTATATCTTCGTAAATAGCCTTGAAGTTATATTCTGCTTGTTGTTTTTTATGATTTAACTCATCATTTATTGCTGTTAAAGTTTGCCATTGATTAAATAGAACAAATAGAATCATAATAGTGAAGAACAATGCACCCAACACTACAGCTGTGTTTATTAATGCTTGACTATCCCAACCATTAGCCTGCTTCATTTGAGTCGCAACGATAATTGTTGCGACGGGGATACCTAATATCTGATTTTGTATGTCACTGAATACTTTATGTATTTTCCCCATCTCTTCTATTTTGGCTACTCGTAACTGATCCAGTATTTTCTCGTAAGAAAAACCAGAAACGAATACTTTGTATCCTTTTTGATAACTTTCATAAAGTTGTCCTAAATCCCTTAACATGAAGGAAAAAGAGGTTTCTTTAGTTTTAGATTCACATGATGATTTTATACTACTTGCTAAAATAGTAAGTTTTTGATCTTTATGCGTATCTTCTGCAAAGTTTGCGATCAAATTATGAATCAGATCTCCATTAACATTCATAAGATCATCGCTAGAATAATTTACTGGAATTTTTAGTACGTTGGATTCGACGAATACCAATTCAAAATTTGTTTCATCTAAATAAGCAGAACAATCTTTGAATAAAGTAATTAAGCTCAAAACATCTCTGTACTTGGATATAATAGCAGGCGACTTTTTATCCCTGTTGTGATAATTAAGTTCGATTATAAAGAAGTTACTGGCTTCCTTTATCCTATTTTTAGGATTTTTTAAATACTCATTAAAAGAGAAATGTAGCTGCCCCAATCGTAATTTGGGGGGGGTTATATGTAAGGTTATAGTTTGGCCTAACTCAATGTTGCCAGATTCAAGGGTGATGCCAAAATCATGGGGATTCTCTGTGATATCGTTGATGATGTCACAGAGCTCCTCGTTTGAAAGAATGAGTGATGCTTCAGATAGGGTACCTGCAAATGTAGCGGCCTTGTAAATAGTCACTAAGTCTTTGAAGGTTCTCTGATTGTTACTGCTCATCCTCTTCACCTAATTCTGATAAAATCTCTGATCTTAGCGTATCCGGAATCTCGGTAAGTATCAATTTATCGTTTTCTGAATCATAAAGAACGCTGCCATCATGCAAGGCCGCACGCTCGAATTTCAGAGACCAATGTTTGGACTTTCCTTTGAAACTAACAAGCCCACGTATAACGTTGCCATCAGGCACGAACCCATCAGAGAACTCCAGATCGTCATTGGTTAACTTTTCAACTAACAACTCAGGAGCAGTTGGCCATATCTCGTTTGCAAAAATTTGAGTGTCGAAAGTTTCACCAGAACGATTTAAATTTTTTAATTTTTCATGAGCCTTATTTAGGAACTCTTCACGTGCCTCTGGTTCAAAACCTCTTTCAGTAGCAAATTCTAAAAGTGCATTCCGTAATTTTGTTGTTTCTTGTTTGGCAATTAGAATATCGTTGCAACCTAAAAACTTTTTGAAATAACCTGCTACTGAATTTTGCCCCTTTAGAAAGCTAATATATCTCTCTTTGCCATTCTGGCGCCCAGTTAAGTCAATTCGTCCCGCTACTCGAAGTTTAGCAATGTCTAGATATTCACTTTCTTGAATTTCAAAATCGTGGACTGAAGAGCCAACTGCTGATGTTAGGATTGCAACCATCAAATAATGATTTCCATTTACCTCATTATGGGCAATTATTACATAACCACCAGTAGACATTGATTCATCATCGGCTCTGGCTTTTAAATGATTGATCATTCGGATACTAGTATCATAAAAACTATGTGTTTTATTTACGAAATAATCATCAACGATATTACCCATAGGGTAACTATCGCGGTCATCTTCAAATTTCCCATATCCTTTACCTGCTCTCCCAGAGTACCTTTCAGTAAGTGCGTTAGAGAGGTCTTTTGATGCTTGCTGAACAGGTTTTTCTGAAGGACAAGGAATAATGGTGGCTAACCCCTGTTGTTCCTTGTTCATAATGTGAACAATAAACTTATGAGTGATATTAGTGGGGGTCGCTGATGCAGTCATAACAACATCCTTTTAATGGTTTTGAACAATTGGTGTTGATAATACTTCAAAAAATACTAATGCGTACGCAAAAAATACAGTACTCTGTTAAGAGTGGTTACTTCGCCACACAGCTTAAACCCGCCGTCGAGCGGGTTTTGTCGTTTCTGGGCTTTGGTATTCGTTGGGCTTGGTCTATCTAGCTCTTATCCATTGGCTCGGCTTCTTTTACGTTTCCGCTTCTGATTTGCGGTTCGTGGTACTCCCTCAATTTGCACCTCTTGTATCGGCGAGGTGAGAGATAACTACAAATGCCTCATAACCCAAATACTTGGCTGGAGTTGGTCCAGAGCTGGTGGCGTGGAGACACACCGCTGGGCGCAGTGATTATGTCGATTGTTATGGCTGGTTTGCGCATTGCCTATTTTGGCGGTGGTGGTGGCTGGAAGCGAAAAACACTCGAAATTCTACTCTGTGGCGCTCTGACGCTGACTTTTGCATCCGCTCTTGAGTATGTCGGATGGCCTAAATCGCTTTCTGTTGCCATTGGTGGTGGGGTGGGGCTGATCGGTGTCGATGCTATTCGTGGGGCTGCAATGAGAGTAATCGGTAATAAGTTTGGTGGCTCTAAGGAGTAATTTATGCAGGTACTAAATTCCCAGCGTAAAGCTTTCCTCGATATGGTGGCATGGTCAGAAGGAACGGATAACGGGCGACAACCGACACGTAACCACGGTTATGATGTTATTGTTGGTGGTGAACTGTTCACTGATTACTCCGATCACCCTCGCAAACTTGTCACGCTAAACCCAAAACTCAAATCAACAGCCGCCGGACGTTACCAGCTTCTTTCCCGTTGGTGGGATGCCTACCGTAAGCAGCTTGGCCTGAAAGACTTCTCTCCAAAAAGCCAGGACGCTGTGGCATTGCAGCAGATTAAGGAGCGTGGCGCTTTACCGATGATTGATCGCGGTGATATTCGTCAGGCTATCGACCGTTGCAGCAATATCTGGGCTTCACTGCCGGGCGCTGGTTATGGCCAGTTCGAGCATAAGGCTGACAGCCTGATTGCAAAATTCAAAGAGGCTGGCGGAACGGTCAGAGAGATTGAGGTATGAGCAGAGTCACCGCGATTATCTCCGCTCTGATTATCTGCATCATCGTCTGCCTGTCATGGGCTGTTAATCATTACCGTGATAACGCCATCGCCTACAAAGAGCAGCGCGATAAAGCCACATCCATCATCGCTGACATGCAGAAGCGTCAACGTGATGTAGCAGAACTCGACGCCAGATATACAAAGGAGCTTGCTGATGCTAACGCGACTATCGAAAGTCTCCGTGCTGATGTTTCTGCTGGGCGTAAGCGCCTGCAAGTCGCCGCCACCTGTGCAAAGTCAACGACCGGAGCCAGCAGCATGGGCGATGGAGAAAGCCCAGGACTTACAGCAGATGCTGAACTCAATTATTACCGTCTCCGAAGTGGAATCGACAGGATAACCGCGCAGGTTAACTACCTGCAGGAATACATCAGGACGCAATGCCTTCGATGATAGCGATAATTTTACTCATCATCCTTCACATCTGGCTCTGTAGACAGGGTGGTGCTTACTTCTGGAGCGAATCCAGATTAAACATCTCATTGCTGATGCTTGATATTGAGCATCTGGCGCGCGGTAAGGGCTGTGTTGAGATAAGTGCCAGTTCATTACAAAGCTATATCTAATGGAACCTGAAATAATTTGTCATTGTCATGACAAGAAAATTCATTAATGATGAGCTCTCATTATACGGGAGGTAGATATGGCATTTCGTTATTTTGAACTTACCGAAAATATTCCTTTTGAGGATGCAAGAGAGCTTCACGTACAGTTCAAACACCACTTAGAATATGTTGTAAAGGCATTATTTATGTTAGGAACACATGAAAAGCATTTAATTGTTGAAGGCCGGGATGACGAATCGATAACACAGATATTTGGTGGGCATGATGAAAAGTTTATGCATCTTTATCATATCGATGAATATGAAAAACGTGAAGACTTAATCTAACCTCCTACGACTGTTTTTATTGCCATCATAAAAGCCATTCCTTGCAGAGTGGCTTTGATAATGGATATCCCAACAAGCGGATAAGACAATAAATATACCCACCAGGGGATAAACAATGTCTAAAATCACGGTTACACCTGCATAGCAGATCCGCTTAAACCTGCTGGCGAAACTGAACTATGACACCGCCGCTGCAGCAGACGCGATTAAGTTTGTTGGTGACGATCCGTTGAAGTATCAAATCTTTGTGAACCAGTTAAGCTGGGTAATATCTGAAAGCGGGCTGGTAGCCAGAACGACGAAAGCTATCAAAGAGTCGGAAGACACACTACTGTGGTTTGAAGCTGAATCTGGTTCATAAGTGAATGAATGTGGTAATTTAATCCTCCGCAAAAAAAAGGGGATAAAAATGCTAAAGAATGTCATAGCTATTTTACCGGGTGACGCGTTTGATCATGTTGTTGTCCAGGACGACCTGGAGATTGTTACCTTCAGGGGTGACAAGGGCGGCGTGCTTACTATGCCTATCGAGGAGTACGAACTAGACGGGATAAGTTATAACGTCGCACGTTGTGACGGTATGGTCACTGACGAAAAAGTTGAGAAGGCTATCAGACACTTCACCAAGTAATAATCAGCTTCCGAACCAAGCCTCGCAATAGCGAGGCTTTTTAACGACAGAGGTATGACAGTGGTTCTTACAGCTAAGCAGTTTGAAGACCTTGCATCCTTCGCGAAGGAAGATAGCCAGCCTCAATACACCATCGCAACCGGAATAATCCCAGAATTCGAAGATGATTGTGAGTTTATCCCCGTTTATGCCGGGCTCATCGCTTATTTAGAGTTACTGAATCACGGTGTATTGCAACTCGACCACTAGCGACATTACGCCAAGTATTCATCAAGTGCCTAGTTTAATGTTAAATTATTCCCTCATTCATAAAAGGGAATGTTATGAAAATAGATCACGAGTATTTGAAAGGTCTTTTGGAAGCTTTCGAGGCGTCTGAAGAGCCGCATACTGATATAAAGCAGCTGCAGCTGGCTGGGTATGACTACAGCACCGATGAATTTTTATTCCATATGCGTTTATTGGCTGATCGTCAACTAATTGCTAGAACAGACGGCAAGTATGGGTTTGGTTTCTCTGAGGCTGCTGATGGAGGATCATGGTTCGTTATACCGTTACGATTAACTTCAAGCGGTCATGACTTCCTTGAAGCTCTCAGGAATAAAGAGGTTTGGAATTCTCTCAAGACCGGCTTTAAAGATGCAAGCATTGGAACATTAGTTGACGTTTCAAGGCGTTTGCTGGATGGTTATATTCAGAAAAAAATTGACGACTTAATTGGCTAATATTTTATATAACCATCAGCCCCGCAATCGCGGGGCTTTTTTATTGCCATTATGATGGCAGATATATTGCTATGGCGTAACAGGATTTCAACTATGAACCCAACAGAAGCAGCTACATCACCGAAGGACGGATAATGCCACCACGCACACCAAAAGCCTGCCGTGTTCGCGGGTGCCGCCATACCACCACTGACCCGTCAGGTTATTGCGAAAGCCACAAAAGCGAAGGCTGGAAGCAATACAAGCCAGGACAATCCCGTCATCAGCGCGGCTACGGTTCGAAGTGGGATGTTATCCGCGCGCGTGTGCTGAAGCGTGACAAAGGTTTATGTCAGTTATGTCTGCGTGCCGGTGTGGTGCGTGAGGCGAAAACCGTTGACCACATCATCCCTAAAGCGCATGGCGGCACTGATGCCGACAGCAATCTGCAGAGCCTGTGCTGGCCGTGTCATAAGGCGAAGACGGCCCGTGAACGGTTGAAGTAAGAACCAGTTCCCACTGCCAGAGGGGAGGGGCGGGTCAAATCTCTGTGACCTGACGTCTTCCGGACTGCCCGCCCCATCGTTTTTTTATACCCGCGAAAAATGAAATTTAAACAGGAGTGCCGCATATGGCTGGAACGGCGGGGCGTTCCGGGCGTCGCCCCAAGCCAACGGCGCGCAAGGCGCTGGCCGGAAACCCCGGCAAGCGAGCCCTGAACAAAGATGAACCTGTTTTTACGCCCATCAAAGGGGTTGAGCCACCGGAGTGGTTCGCAGAAGAAAATCTCCCTCTCGCTACGATCATGTGGCAACTGACAACCAAAGAACTCTGCGGTCAGGGCCTGCTGTGCGTGACTGACCTCGCGGTGCTTGAGCGGTGGTGCGTAGCCTATGAGTTCTGGCGACGTGCCGTGAAAAATATTGCCAGCCAGGGCAACACCATCACCGGTGCAATGGGCGGTATGGTCAAAAATCCGGAGCTGACCGCCAAGAAAGAACAGGAGTCCGAGATGAGCAGCACGGGGGCAATGCTCGGACTCGACCCCAGCAGCCGCCAGCGTCTGATTGGCCTGGCGGGGCAGAAGAAAGCCACTAACCCGTTTCTGAAAATTATCGAATCATGAGCCGGAAATCTTACCCCAACGTAAATGCAGCCAATCAGTATGCCCGTGATGTCGTGCGCGGAAAGATTGTGGCCTGCCAGTTTGTGATTCAGGCCTGCCAGCGCCATCTTGATGACCTGATGGCGGAAAAAAGTAAGTCGTTTCGTTACCGCTTCGACAAGGACCTGGCTGAACGGGCCGCGAAATTTATTCAGCTGTTGCCGCACACCAAGGGTGAGTGGGCATTCAAACGGATGCCCATCACGCTGGAGCCGTGGCAGCTATTTGTGATCTGCTGTGCGTTTGGCTGGGTCAATAAAGGCACCCGGTTGCGCCGCTTCCGGGAGGTGTATACCGAAATCCCCCGTAAGAACGGCAAATCAGCAATCTCTGCCGGTGTTGCCCTGTATTGTTTTGCCTGTGATAACGAGTTTGGCGCGGAAGTGTATTCCGGTGCCACGACAGAGAAACAGGCGTGGGAAGTCTTTCGCCCGGCGCGACTGATGTGTAAACGCACACCCATGCTGACGGAAGCGTTCGGGATTGAGGTTAACGCCTCAAACATGAACCGTCCGGAGGATGGCGCGCGGTTTGAACCGCTGATCGGTAACCCTGGTGATGGTTCATCACCCCACTGTGCGGTGGTGGATGAATATCACGAGCACGCCACCGATGCGCTTTATACCACGATGCTTACCGGGATGGGGGCGCGACGTCAGCCACTGATGTGGGCCATCACCACCGCCGGGTACAACATTGAGGGGCCGTGCTACGACAAGCGGCGGGAAGTTATCGAGATGCTCAACGGTTCGGTACCCAACGATGAACTGTTCGGGATCATCTATACCGTTGATGAAGGTGACGACTGGACCGACCCGCAGGTGCTGGAAAAAGCCAATCCAAATATTGGCGTGTCGGTTTATCGCGAATTTTTGTTAAGTCAGCAGCAGCGTGCTAAAAATAACGCCCGTCTGGCAAACGTCTTTAAAACAAAACACCTCAATATCTGGGTGTCGGCGCGTTCGGCGTATTTCAACCTGGTGAGCTGGCAGAGCTGCGAGGATAAATCACTGACCCTTGAGCAGTTCGAGGGGCAGCCGTGCATTCTGGCCTTTGACCTGGCGCGTAAGCTGGATATGAACAGCATGGCGCGACTTTATACCCGCGAGATTGACGGTAAAACGCATTACTACAGTGTGGCCCCGCGTTTCTGGGTACCGTATGACACGGTGTACAGCGTCGAGAAAAATGAAGATCGCCGGACAGCCGAACGCTTTCAGAAATGGGTGGAAATGGGCGTTCTGACTGTTACCGCTGGTGCGGAGGTGGATTATCGCTACATCCTCGAGGAGGCCAAAGCGGCGAACAAAATCAGCCCGGTCAGTGAGTCACCCATCGACCCCTTCGGGGCGACCGGGCTGTCGCATGACCTTGCTGATGAAGACCTGAACCCCATCACCATCATTCAGAACTACACCAACATGTCCGATCCGATGAAAGAGCTGGAAGCGGCGATTGAATCGGGGCGCTTTCATCATGACGGCAATCCCATCATGACCTGGTGTATCGGCAACGTGGTCGGCAAAACCATTCCGGGTAACGATGATGTGGTGAAGCCTGTCAAGGAGCAGGCGGAAAACAAAATCGATGGTGCGGTTGCACTGATTATGGCGATCGGTCGGGCAATGCTCAAAGAACCCGACGATTTCCTCTCATCTCTTGATCCGGACGATGCTCTCTTAATTCTATGAAATCACTAATTGCTGATGTTATCGGGCTGGCTGGTTTTGGCCTGCTTACGTGCGGGTTTTACCTGCAGTTTGGTATGGCTCCGGCTCTGATGCTGTCCGGCGGTTTACTGCTGGTGGGCGCACTGGCTATGGCCAGAAGGGGGACGCGTGCTGCTTGATGCTCTGTTCAGAAGTAAATCACTGGAGAATCCTTCCACCCCGATAACCGGGGATGCCGTTGATACTGATGGGCTGTTCCGGGCAGACGTTTATGTCAGTCCTGAAACTGCGATGAAACTGGCTGCGGTGTATTCCTGTATCTATGTCCTGTCTTCCAGCCTTGCCCAGATGCCGTTGCATGTTATGCGCAGGCACAATGGGAAGGTTGAGCCCGCACGCGATCATCCGGCGTTTTATCTGGTTCATGATGAGCCCAATACCTGGCAAACCAGTTACAAATGGCGCGAACTGAAGCAACGTCACATCCTTGGCTGGGGGAATGGGTATACCTGGGTGAAACGTAATCGTCGCGGTGAAGTCATATCCCTGGATTGCTGTATGCCGTGGGAAACGACGCTGATGAATACTGGTGGCCGATACACCTACGGTTTGTACAACGAATATGGGGCGTTTGCGATCAGCCCCGACGATATGATCCACATCCGTGCGCTGGGTAATAATCAGAAGATGGGGCTGAGTCCGATTATGCAACATGCCGAAACAATAGGCATGGGGATGAGCGGTCAGAAATACACAGAAAGCTTCTTCAGCGGTAATGCCCGTCCGGCGGGGATAGTATCCGTTAAAAGCGGACTCAATAAGGACAGCTGGGGCTGGCTTAAAGATCAGTGGCAGAAGGCATCGCAGGCGTTACGCAGCCAGGAAAACAAAACCATGCTGCTGCCAGCCGATCTGGATTACAAGGCACTGACTGTGTCGCCAGTTGACGCTCAGATCATTGACATGATGAAACTGAACCGTTCAATGATTGCCGGTATTTTCAATATTCCTGCGCACATGATTAATGACCTCGAAAAAGCCACCTTCTCCAATATTTCTGCGCAGGCGATTCAGTTTGTCCGCTACACGATGATGCCGTGGGTGACGAACTGGGAGCAGGAGCTTAACCGTCGCTTGTTTACCCGCGCTGAGTTAGCCGCCGGGTATTACGTCAGGTTCAATCTGACGGGGCTTTTACGCGGAACTCCACAGGAGCGCGCGCAATTCTATCACTTCGCTATTACCGATGGATGGATGAGCCGTAATGAGGCCCGTGCATTCGAGGATATGAATCCGGTTGAAGGGCTGGATGAGATGCTGGTAAGCGTGAATGCTGCTAACCCGGCAGGAGATTTTAAGCCCCCAAAAAATGATGAGGGAAAAACCAATGAATGACCGTGAAATCCGTTGTTACAGCGGTGAGGTGCGTGCTGAGCGGCATGACGATAACCCTGCGCACATTATCGGTTATGGATCGGTGTTTGACTGTCGTTCTGAGCTGATATTTGGTTCATTCCGCGAAATCATCCGGCCCGGCGCTTTTGACGATGTGCTTGGTGATGATGTACGCGCACTGTTTAACCACGATCCTAATTTTATTCTTGGGCGTAGTGCAGCAGGCACGCTGAATCTTTCAGTTGATGAGCGCGGATTGCGCTATGACATCCAGGCTCCGGAGACACAGACCATTCGTGATCTGGTGCTGGCCCCGATGCAACGTGGAGATATTAACCAGTCATCTTTTGCTTTCCGTGTCGCCCGTGACGGCGAGGAGTGGTATCAGGATGAGGACGGGGTTGTTATTCGCGAGATAACCCGCTTTTCCCGTCTGCTGGATGTCAGTCCTGTGACATATCCTGCCTATCAGGAGGCTGACTCGGCTGTTCGCTCCATGAAAGCATGGCAGGAGGCGCGCAACAGCGGCGCGCTACAGAAAGCCATTAATCAACGTATGGCGCGTGAACGCGTCCTGACCCTTCTTAACGCGTAAAGGAAACATCATGAAACTGCATGAACTGAAACAGAAACGTAATACTATCGCAACTGACATGCGCGCCCTGAATGAAAAAATTGGTGATAACGCATGGACGGAAGAGCAGCGCACTGAGTGGAACAAAGCAAAATCCGAACTGGAAGCTCTTGATGAACGAATTGCACGCGAAGAAGAACTGCGTCGTCAGGATCAGGCGTACATTGAAAGCAATGAGGAAGAGCAGCGTCAGAATCTTGATCCGGAAAACAATTCGCAACAGGATGAGAAACGAGCTCAGGTTTTTGATAAGTGGATGCGTCACGGTGCCAGTGAGCTGACATCAGAAGAGCGAAAGGCGTTGCGTGAACTTCGTGCCCAGGGTGTAGCTCAGGATGAAAAGGGCGGATATACCGTACCAGAAACATTCCTGGCGAAAGTTGTTGAGAAGATGAAATCCTACGGTGGCATCGCCAGTGTGGCGCAGATTCTGACCACTTCTGACGGTCGCACCATGGAGTGGGCAACAGCTGATGGTACTTCCGAAGTTGGTGTTCTGCTGGGCGAAAATGAAGAAGCCGGTGAAGAAGACACCGATTTCGGTATGGGAAGTCTTGGGGCGCTCAAAATGACATCGAAAATCATTCGTGTGTCTAATGAGTTGCTGCAGGACAGCGCGATCGATATGGAAGCTTATCTTGCCCGTCGCATTGCTGAACGTATTGGTCGTGGTGAAGCCCGTTATCTGATTCAGGGGACGGGGGCTGGTACGCCTAAACAACCCAAAGGGCTGGTCGCATCTGTGACCGGCACAACACAGACTGCCGCGGCAAATACGGTGAAGTGGCAGGAAATTCTGGCTCTGAAACACAGCATTGATCCTGCATATCGTCGCGGACCGAAATTCCGCCTGGCGTTTAACGATAATACGCTGAAACTGATCAGTGAGATGGAAGACGGTCAGGGACGCCCTTTATGGTTGCCGGATATTGTTGGTGTGGCACCTGCTTCAGTGTTGAATGTACCGTATGTCATTGATCAGGAAATTGATGATATCGGGGCGGGTAAAAAATTCATGTTCTGTGGTGACTTTGATCGCTTCATTATCCGTCGTGTGCGATACATGATTCTTAAACGTCTGGTTGAGCGTTACGCGGAATATGATCAGACCGGTTTTCTGGCCTTCCATCGTTTTGACTGTATCCTGGAAGACACCTCTGCCATTAAAGCGCTGGTGGGGAAAGGTAGCGTTGGTGGTTGATTAGTCTTTTTACGTAATACAGCACGCCGCGTAATGCGGTTTTTTTGTGCCCGCGTTCTGGCGGGCACAGGAGGTTTTATGCTGTTAAAAATGGAAGAGATTAAGCTTCAGCTCCGTCTGGATGATGATTTCTCTGATGAAGATGAGTTGCTTGAACTGCTTGGTAAGGCCGCTCAGAGTCGTACGGAAAACTTCCTTAACCGTAAGTTGTATGCAACCGCAGATGACAGGCCTGCGGATGATCCTGATGGGCTTGTGATATCTGATGATGTGAAGCTGGCGCTTCTGCTACTTGTCAGCCATTTCTACGAAAACCGCTCAACGGTTACAGACGTTGAGAAAATGGAGTTGCCAATGAGTTTTAACTGGTTGGTTGCTCCTTATCGCCTTATACCACTATGAAAATTCGTCAGGCGCAGACCAGCGCAACCTACATACTGCCGGACCCAGGCGAGCTGAATAAACGCGTCCTGATCCGCCAGCGGGTGGATATGCCCGCGGATAACTTTGGCGTGGAGCCTCAATACCCGGTTGCGTTCCGGGCATGGGCGAAGGTTATCCAGACCAGTGCCACCACCTGGCAGGAAACCGCGCAGATCGGAGACGCCATCACCCATTACATCACCATTCGCTACCGCCGGGGGATCACTGCTGATTATGAGGTGGTCTGTGATGACAGTGTGTACCGGGTGAAACGTCAGCGTGATCTGAACGGGGCGCGGCGCTTTCTGCTGCTGGAGTGTACGGAACTGGGTGCCGAAGAACAAATGGGAGGACGCAGTGGAGCAGACAGCATTTTTACACGTTGATTTCAAACAACCGGAGGAGATGGAGTTTAATCGTGCCAGGCTCCGAAGGGCATTTGTTCAAATCGGGCGTGTCTATATGCGTGATGCCCGGCGGCTGGTGATGCGACGTGGTCGGTCTGCTCCAGGTGAAAACCCCGGCTATCAGACCGGACGACTTGCGCGTTCTATAGGTTATTACGTCCCCCGTAAAAGCTCCCGTCGTTCTGGCCTGATGGTCAGGATTTCCCCTAACCAGAAAAACGGGCAGGGTAACCGGCGTTTTCCTGAAGGTTCTGCGTATTATCCGGCGTTTCTGTATTACGGTGTGCGTCATGCCGCATACGGGATGAGCAAAAAGGATAAGCGCCAGAAAAAGCAGCATTCATCCCGCTGGCGGCTGGCACCACGTAATAACTTTATGGCTGATGTCATCGACCAGCGTCGTTACTGGACACAAAAGTTACTGTCCCGTGAGTTACAGCGGTCATTACGTCCTGTAAGAAGGAAAAAAACATGAAACTGACGCCTGTTATTGCTGCGCTGCGTGCCCGCTGCCCGTATTTTGAAAACCGGGTGGCAGGCGCGGCCCAGTTCAAAAATCTGCCGGAGGTCGGAAAGCTGAAACTCCCGGCGGCATATGTGGTACCGGGGGATGATTCTCCGGGAGAAAACAAAAGCCAGACCGACTACTGGCAGGAGCTGAAAGAGGGCTTCTCCGTGGTTGTCATACTGAGTAACTGGCGTGATGAGCGCGGTCAGTTTGCCTCGTATGATGTGGTGGACGATGTCCGGCAGATGCTCTTTAAGGCCCTGCTGGGCTGGAACCCGGAAGCGTGCGGTAACCCGATTACCTATGACGGCGGCACGCTGCTGGATCTGAATCGTCATGAGCTGATTTATCAGTTCGATTTTTCGGTCATCAGCGAGCTGACCGAAGACGATACCCGCCAGCAGGATGAGCTGAACAGTCTGGATGAACTGCGAACGCTGGCGATTGATGTTGATTATCTCGATCCCGGTAACGGGCCTGACGGCGATATCGAACATCACACCGAAATAACCATTCCTTCCTGAGAATCTTCATGTTTGTGAAACCTGTTAAAGGGCGGTCAGTGCCTGACCCTGCCCGCGGTGACCTTTTGCCCACCGAAGGGCGAAATGTTGACGAGAACAACTACTGGCTGCGCCGTGAAGCAGCGGGTGATATCCGGCGCGTGAATAAAAAGGTGAACACCGATGACGATAAGCTTTAACACCATTCCGTCGAATACGCTGGTTCCGCTGTTTTATGCGGAAATGGATAACTCGGCGGCGAATACTGCACAGGACAGCGGGGCATCGTTGCTGATTGGTCACGCCAATAACGGTGCAGAGATTGTTGCCAACAGTCTGGTGCTGATGCCGTCGGCAGACTATGCACGCCAGATTTGTGGTGTGGGAAGTCAGCTGGCGCGTATGGTCGAGGCTTATCGCCAGACCGACCCGTTTGGCGAGCTGTATGTGATTGCCGTTCCGGAAGCCACAGGCGCGGCGGCAACGGTTACGCTGACGGTGACCGGAGCAGCAACCGAAACCGGCACGGTGAATGTTTATGTGGGACGTACCCGCGTGCAGGCACCGGTGACCAACGGCGATAACGTCACGACGATTGCCAGCAGTATCAAAGATGCCATCAATGCCGTTCCGGCCCTGCCGTTTACGGCTTCATCTTCGGCAGGCGTGGTCACACTGACCGCGCGTCATAAGGGGCTTTGCGGGAATGAAATTCCTGTCAGCCTCAATTACTACGGCTTTGGTGGGGGCGAAGTGCTGCCAGCGGGCGTACAGATTGCCGTGGCGACGGGTACCGCCGGAACGGGTGCTCCGGTTCTCACCGGCGCGGTGGCTGCAATGGCGGATGAGCCGTTTGATTATATCGGACTGCCGTTCAACGACACGGCCTCCGTTAACACGCTGGTGACCGAGATGAACGATACCAGCGGTCGCTGGAGCTATGCGCGTCAGCTGTATGGTCATGTGTATACGGCAAAGATCGGCACGCTGTCAGAACTGGTGACCGCAGGTGACCAGTTTAACCAGCAGCACATTACCCTGGCGGGGTACGAAAAAGAGACCCAGACGCCTGCCGACGAACTGGCGGCAAGCCGTACCGCCCGCGCAGCGGTGTTTATTCGCAACGATCCGGCACGTCCCACGCAGACCGGTGAGCTGGTGGGTATGCTGCCTGCGCCGAAGGGGAAACGGTTCACGATGACCGAACAACAGACCCTGCTGTCTCATGGCGTGGCAACGGCGTATGTCGAAAGCGGGGTACTGCGCATTCAGCGTGATGTCACCACGTACAGGAAAAACGCTTACGGGGTTGCGGATAACAGCTACCTAGACAGTGAGACTCTGCATACCAGCGCGTATGTACTGCGCAAACTGAAATCCGTCATTACCAGTAAGTACGGGCGTCACAAGCTTGCCAGTGACGGTACCCGCTTTGGTCCCGGTCAGGCGATTGTCACCCCGGCGGTGATCAAAGGGGAACTGCTGGCAACCTACCGTCAGCTTGAGCGTGCGGGGATCGTGGAAAACTACGCACTGTTTAAGCAGTACCTGGTTGTGGAGCGTGATGCCAGCGATCCGAACCGCCTGAACACGCTGTTCCCGCCTGACTATGTTAACCAGTTGCGTGTCTTTGCCGTGGTTAACCAGTTCCGTCTTCAGTATTCAGAGGAGTCCGCATAATGGCCCGTATCGGGGGAACCTGTTATTTCAAAATTGACGGTCAGCAGCTATCGCTGACCGGCGGCATTGAGGTGCCCATGAACAGGACGGTCAATGATGACATCATCGGCCTGGACGGTTCAGTGGACCGCAAGGAAACTCACCGTGCGCCTTATGTCAAAGGGACCTTCAAGGTGCCGAAGAATTTTCCGGTGAGCAAAATCACCTCGTCTGATGAGATGACCATCACTGCCGAGCTGGCGAACGGTCAGGTCTATGTACTGTCGTCTGCCTGGCTGCACGGCGAAGCGAACCATAATGCCGAAGAAGGCACGGTCGATCTTGAGTTCCACGGTGAAGAAGGGGATTACCAGTAATGAAAGAGCTTGAGTTAAAGAAACCGATTACCGCTCATGGCGAGACACTCTCCGTACTGGAGTTTGATGAGCCCACCGGGAAAGATGTCCGCGAGCTGGGGTATCCCTACCAGATGAATCAGGATGAGTCCGTCAGACTTCTGGCGCATGTGGTGTCGAAATACATTGTGCGGCTGGCGAAAGTGCCGCAAAGCTCTGTCGACCAGATGTCTCCGGCAGACCTGAATGCAGCGGCGTGGCTTGTGGCTGGTTTTTTCCTCCAGGCCTGACGGCTGAATACCTCACTGATCGCTTCTTTGACTGCGCCAGCTACTGGCGCATTAATCCCTTCGAATTGCTGAATATGCCGATCAGTGAAATTCCCTTGCTGGTCAGTCAGGCAAACAGGATAGAGCAGGAGAAACGCACACATGGCTGAATTTGAGCTTAAGGCGTTGATCACCGGTGTCGACAGGCTTTCTCCCGCGCTGTCGAAAATGCAAAAGAAAATCCGGGGATTTAAACGCCAGGCGGAAGAAGCGTCACAGGGTGGGCTGGCGCTTGGTGGAGGACTGGCAGCGGGGCTGACGCTTTCCCTGAAATCTTATGCCGATCAGGAAAACGCCGCTACCGGGCTGAAAGTCGCCATGATGGATGCGAACGGCGAGGTTGGAAAGAGCTTTCAGGACATCAATAAACTGGCTATTGGCCTGGGTAACCAGCTACCCGGTACAACGGCTGATTTCCAGAACATGATGCAGATGCTGGTGCGTCAGGGGATCCCGGCAGAAAACATTCTGGGTGGTGTGGGTAAAGCGACAGCTTATCTTGCGGTACAACTGAAAAAAACACCGGAAGCGGCTGCTGAGTTTGCTGCAAAGATGCAGGATGCTACCGGAACGGCGTCAGAAGACATGATGGGGCTGTTCGACACTATCCAGAAGGCGTTTTATCTGGGCGTTGACGATACCAACATGTTGTCCTTCTTCACTAAAACCAGTTCTGTTCTGAAGATGGTGAACAAGGACGGTCTTCAGGCTGCACAGAGCCTTGCCCCCATCAGCGTCATGATGGATCAGATGGGGATGAACGGGGAGTCGGCAGGTAATGCCCTGCGAAAAGTTATCCAGTCCGGATTAAGTGTTAAGAAAATCAGGGACGTCAATAAAGTCATGGCCCGCCAGAAACTCGGGGTACAGCTCGATTTTACTGACGGCAAAGGAAGTTTTGGCGGTCTTGATAACATGTTCAGGCAACTGGCAAAGTTGCGAAAACTGACCGACGTTAAGCGAACAGGCGTACTTAAGGCAATATTTGGTGATGATGCCGAAACCCTTCAGGTGGTCAATGTCCTGATCGATAAAGGAAAGGATGGCTACGATCAGATCCAGCAGAAGATGAATAAACAGGCCAGCCTGAATAAACGTGTTCAGGCTCAGCTTGGTACGCTGTCCAACCTGTGGGAGGCAATGACGGGGACCGCAACTAACGGTCTTGCAGCTATTGGCGGAGCATTTTCTGGTGACGCTAAAAATATCACGCAATGGCTGGGGGAGTTGGGGGAAAAATTCACGAAGTTTGCGGATGAAAATCCCCGGGTTATTCGCGGCGTCGTCGGGCTTGCTGCCGGTCTTGCGATTCTGAAACTGGGATTGATGGGCGTTGGCGGTGCCATCAGTATTGTCAGCAGGATCATGTCGATGACGCCGATTGGCATGATTGCGACGGCGATAGCCCTGGCTGCGGGATTAATTATCACTAACTGGGATGTTGTCGGACCTTATTTTAAGAAACTCTGGGAAACCATTGGTCCTTATTTTGAGGCTGGCTGGGAACTCCTTAAGAAAGTTTTTGCCTGGTCGCCGCTGGGGATGGTGATCAATAACTGGGGGCCGGTTGTTAAGTGGTTTCAGGATATGTGGGACAAGCTGAAGCCAATTATTGAGTGGTTTACCGACAGTTCCGGTGACACGGTCGATGCCATTAACTCTGCGCAGTGGGGCGCGGGTGCTTATGATGCTTATGGGACGGGAATACCGACGCGGGGATACACACCTTATCCGGCGGTGGATCCGGCTCAGTCAAACAACGCCTCCGATGCCACAGGCCCGAATCCCTTCATGATTAACAAAGCTATCGCGCCAAAAGTTGATGGCGAGATCAAGGTTTCATTTATGAATATGCCACCAGGTATGCGGGTTACGGAAACACGTTCCAGTGGCATTGATATTAATCACGATGTTGGGTACACCAGATTTAGGTAAAGACGAACAGGGAGGGCCGTCCCTCCCTGAACTTACTGTGCGAACACGCAATTTCGGCCTGATGGGGAGCCGACAATTCTGGACATTTTTTCGCAAATAACAGTTACTTGTTCTCCTTTTTTAAGAGCAGCAGCTGTTGATTTTTCAGAGTCTTGCATCTCCATTCTTGCTGGCATGAATTCATTTTCAGTTCTGAATTTAATAATTATAGAGTCAGTAAAGTCCTTATCAATGGATTGTACGATACCTCTAACGGCGATTAATTTACCTTTTAACTGTTCATCGGTAGCGACTTCATTTTCTTCATACTCTTTAAACAGCTGTCGAGCAGTAGTGTTGTAGATTTCTTTTTGCGGTGCCGCAGCTTCCGTATCGGATGAGTATGAAGAATTAGAGCCTTTATCGTTATTGCCTGCAAAATATCCAATAATCACCAACCCGATGAAAATATATAAAATCCATTTTAATAATTTCTTCATGTTATCACCTTAATGCTAATAATTTATATAGTTACAAATGGTAATGGCTACCACTACAAATTATGGCATTACCAGTAAATATTACTACTGATAATAAATATGGGACTTATATGACGTGGAAAGACAGGCTTCAGGATGCGTCATTTCGCAGCGTGCCGTTTAAGGTTGAAGAAGAAAGTGCGGGAACCGGTCGCCGTGTGGAAACACATGAATACCCGAACCGCGACAAGCCCTATACCGAAGATCTGGGAAAAGTCACTTTCCGCCCGTCCATCACAGCTTATGTGGTGGGAGATGACTGCTTTGACCAGCGCGATCGCCTGATTGAAGCGCTGAATAAACCCGGTCCCGGCACACTTGTCCACCCGACATATGGTGAGCTGAAAGTCTGTGTTGACGGGGAAGTTCGGGTCAGCACATCGAAAAGTGAAGGGCGTATTGTCCGCTTTGACCTGAAGTTTGTCGAAGCAGGAGAACTCTCTTACCCCACATCAGGTGCGGCGACGGCGCAGACGCTGATGTCATCCTGTTCTGCACTGGATGACTGCATCAGTGACAGCTTCAGCGGTTTCAGTATCGATGGTGTGGCGGATTTCGTGCAGAACGACGTTATCGGTAATGCCAGCACAATGCTTGGGTATGTTTCTGATGCGATGAAAGTGGTGGATTCTGCCGTATCGGATGCCGCCAGGCTGTTGCAGGGGGATATCTCGGTACTTCTGCCGCCGCCATCCTCAGGCAAAAATTTCGTTGAGCAGGTGCAGAAAATGTGGCGTACCGGGAAACGCCTTTATGGTAACGCCAGCGACCTGGTCACCATGATCAAAACGCTTTCCGGTGTCAGCCTCGGCAGCGATCTGCAACCGCGCGGCGTCTGGAAAACGGACAGTAAAACCACCGCCACGGCGACGCAGCAGCGTAACGTGGTTGCCAGCACCCTTCGTACGACCGCAATCAGCGAAGCGGCGTATGCCGTCACCCGATTGCCTGCGCCAACAACTTCCGCGGTGATGCAGAATTCCGCAGTGGGGCAGGCAACAACACCCGCGCAGAGCACTGGCTGGCCTTCCGTCACGCATCCGGCACTGAACAATGCACCGGCGGTGAAAAACACGGTTGACCTGCCAACGTGGGAAGAACTGACCGACATTCGCGACACACTGAATACGGCAATTGATAAGGAGTTGTCCCGTACAACCAGTGATGCGCTGTTTCTGGCGCTGCGCCGGGTGAAAGCAGATCTGAATGCGGATATCAACACGCGCCTTGAACAGTCTGCACGGATCATTCAGCGCACACCGGATGAGGTTTTACCCGCGCTGGTGCTGGCGGCGACCTGGTTTGATAACGCGGCGCGTGACGCGGACATTATCCGGCGTAATGCCATTACGCATCCCGGCTTTGTGCCGGTGATCCCTCTGAAGGTGCCAGTGCAATGAACGACAATGTCACGCTACGGGTAAATGGCCGGGAGTGGAATGGCTGGACATCGGTGCGCATCGGTGCCGGTATTGAACGGCTGGCGCGGGATTTCAGTGTGGAGATCACTCGCCAGTGGCCGGGAGATGAGGGTATCACCACGCTTCAGCCGCGCATTAAAAACGGTTCAAAAGTGGAAGTGCTGATTGGTGATGAGCTGGTGATCACCGGCTGGGTGGAGGCGACTCCCGTTCGTTACGATGCCCGTTCGGTCAGCACCGGTATTGCCGGACGTAGTCTGACGGCTGACCTGATTGACTGTGCAGCCGAACCGACACAGTTTAACGGACGCTCGCTGGTGCAGATTGCGCAGGCGCTTGCTGCGCCTTTCGGCATTGAGGTGGTGAACAGCGGTGCGCCATCGGGTGTTATTCCTGATGTTCAGCCTGATCACGGTGAAACGGTGATTGAGGTAATCAACAAAATACTCGGTCAGCAGCAGGCGCTGGCTTACGACGACCCGCACGGCAGGCTGGTGATTGGCGGTATTGGCTCAACGCGGGCACATACCGTGCTGGTACTTGGGGAAAACATCCTTTCCTGTGATACGGAGAAGAGTATCCGGGAGCGGTTTTCTGTTTACCAGGTGGCGGGGCAGCGTGCCGGAAACGACGATGATTTCGGTGAGGCCACCACCACCGCGCTGCGGGCCCGCACAGAGGACGCATTTATTGCCCGTTACCGTCCGATGTATATCAGGCAGACAGGGCAGGCCACGGGGGCAGGTTGTATTGCGCGTGCTGACTTTGAAGCCCGACAACGGGCGGCGCGGACGGATGAAACCACCTATGTGGTGCAGGGCTGGCGACAGGGTAACGGTACGCTGTGGCAGCCCAACCAGCGGGTGATTGTCTTCGATCCGGTCTGTGGTTTCGACAATACCGAACTGCTTGTCTCGGAAGTCACGTTTACTCAGTACCAGAACGGCACCCTGACGGAAATCCGTGTCGGCCCACCTGATGCTTATCTGCCTGAACCCGAAGCCCCCGGCGCGCGGAAAAAGAAAAAAGCCAGAGTACAGGAGGACCCGTTCTGATGAGGACGATTGAAGCCATGCAGCGACAACTCCTCGGCCTGATTGGGCGGGCCGTGGTGAAAAGCATCAGTGCCGCCACGAAATGTCAGACCGTGGATGTGTCCCTGATTGCCGGTGAACCCAAAGCCGGGGTTGAACATCTTGAACCCTACGGTTTTACCGCAAGGGCAAACAGCGGTGCGGAAGCGGTGGTGTTGTTTCCGGATGGAGACCGTTCTCATGCGGTGGTTGTTACGGTGTCGGACCGTCGCTACCGCCTGAAAGGGCTGCAGACTGGGGAGGTGGCTGTCTATGACGATCAGGGGCAGTCCGTGACGCTGACCCGGGAGGGGATCGTGGTGGACGGTGCAGGTAAAACGATCACGTTTCGCAATGCGCCTAAGGCACGTTTTGAAATGGACCTGGAAGTGACAGGACAGGTGAAAGACCTGTGCGACTCCAGCGGCACCACCATGTCAGCGATGCGGCTTGCCTATAACGGGCATCGTCACAGAGAGAACGGTCAGGGCAGTAACACCGACAAACCTGATAAAGCGATGGAGGCATGATGGAACTGTGGCTGACGGTGAACGGTAAACGCACCTGCGCCAGCGCACCGCTGGATCCGCTGACCCGCGCCGTGGTGATTTCCCTGTTTACCTGGCGGCGGGCGGAGCCTGATGACAACGCCGGCGTCCCGATGGGATGGTGGGGGGATACCTGGCCTGCGGTACAGAATGACCGTTACGGCTCCCGACTGTGGCTGCTTCAGCGCAGCAAACTGACCAATCAGCTGGTGCAGACGGTAAGGGGGTATATCCGCGAATGCCTGCAATGGATGATTGATGATGGCGTGGTGTCCCGTATTGATCTGGATATCCGCCGCACCGGGATTAATGAACTGGGTAACAGTATCACTCTCTGGCGTCGTGACGGACCGGTAATGATTTCTTTTGATGATCTGTGGAGTGCGATAACGCATGGCGGACAGTGAATTTCAGCGCCCGACGCTGGCAGAAAATATCAGTATGCTCCGTAACGATTTATTCGCCTGGCTGGACGTCAGCGACACGCTCCGGCGCATGGATGAAGACGTGCGGGCAAAGGTGTATGCGGCGGCGCTGCATACGGTTTACGGGTACATCGATTATCTGGCAATGAACATGCTGCCTGACTTGTGCGATGAGTCCTGGCTGGCGCGACATGCTGCGATGAAACGATGTCCGCGCAAGGGGGCCACGGCTGCCAGCGGGTATATGCGCTGGGAAGGTGTCAGCGATGGCCTGAAGGTGACCGCCGGGAGTGTTATTCAGCGCGATGACCTGGTGCAGTACACGGCAACTGCCGATGCAACCAGCTCCGGTGGTGTCCTGCGCGTGCCGATCGCCTGCTCAAGTGCAGGCGCGGTCGGTAACGCTGACGACGGTACGTCATTAATCCTGGTCACGCCGGTGAATGGTCTGCCGTCTTCCGGCGTGGCAGATACACTGACAGGTGGATTTGATACTGAAGAGCTGGAAACGTGGCGCGCCCGCGTCATTGAGCGGTATTACTGGACGCCTCAGGGCGGGGCTGACGGGGACTATGTCGTCTGGGCTAAAGAAGTTCCCGGCATTACCCGCGCATGGACATACCGACACTGGATGGGAACGGGGACTGTCGGTGTGATGATTGCCAGCAGCGACCTGATTAATCCCATTCCGGAAGAATCAACGGAAACGGCGGCAAGGCTGCATATCGAGCCACTGGCCCCGGTGGCAGGCTCTGATTTGTATGTGTTCAGGCCGGTGGCACATACGGTGGATTTTCATATCCGTGTGACGCCGGACACACCGGAAATACGGGCTGCCATCACCGCGGAGTTGCGTTCGTTCCTGCTGCGTGATGGTTATCCGCAGGGGGAACTGAAGGTATCGCGTATCAGTGAGGCGATTTCCGGAGCGAACGGGGAATACAGCCATCAGTTGCTTGCACCGGCAGACAATATCTCCATTGCAAAAAATGAACTGGCGGTACTGGGGACGATTTCATGGACGTGACAAACGATGATTACATCCGTCTGTTGTCGGCACTGTTGCCCCCCGGTCCGGCGTGGTCAGCCAGCGATCCGGCGATTGCCGGTGCGGCACCGTCATTAACCCGCGTTCATCAGCGTGCGGATGCCCTGATGCGGGAGCTGGATCCGCGCACCACCACTGAACTGATAAACCGCTGGGAGCGTCTGTGCGGTCTGCCGGATGAATGTATTCCCGCAGGGACACAGACCCTTCGCCAGCGTCAGCAACGGCTGGATGCGAAGGTTAACCTGGCGGGCGGCATCAACGAGAATTTTTATCTTGCACAGCTTGCTGCCCTGGGCAGACCAGACGCTACCATCACGCGATACGACAAAAGCACGTTCACCTGCTCATCGGCCTGTACTGACGCGGTGAATGCGCCGGAATGGCGGTATTACTGGCAGGTCAACATGCCAGCCGCCACAAACACCACCTGGATGACATGTGGCGATCCCTGTGATTCCGCGCTGCGTATCTGGGGCGACACCGTTGTCGAATGTGTGCTTAACAAACTCTGCCCGTCGCATACCTACGTAATTTTTAAATATCCGGAGTAATCCATGCATCGTATAGACACGAAAACCGCGCAGAAGGATAAGTTCGGCGCGGGTAAGAACGGTTTTACCCGTGGTAACCCCCAGACTGGCACACCTGCCACCGATCTCGATGATGACTACTTTGATATGTTGCAGGAGGAGCTTTGCAGCGTGGTGGAGGCATCCGGTGCCAGCCTGGAGAAGGGGCGAAACGACCAGTTGCTTACCGCGCTTCGTGCTCTGCTGTTAAGCCGCAAGAATCCGTTTGGTGATATCAAATCGGATGGCACGGTGAAAACGGCTCTCGAAAACCTTGGTTTGGGAGAAGGCTCTGCATTACCTGTTGGTGTGCCTGTTCCATGGCCTTCAGCCACACCGCCAACAGGCTGGCTGAAATGCAACGGTGCGGCATTTTCTGCTGAAGAATACCCGGAACTGGCAAAGGCTTATCCAACAAATAAATTACCTGATTTACGCGGTGAGTTTATTCGTGGCTGGGATGACGGGCGCGGTATTGATGCAGGACGTGTTTTATTGAGCATTCAGACAGGGATGCTGGAAAAACACCGCCATATTGTTGTTGCAAATGATGGTTACGACACAAAAGATGAATGGGAACTGGCTACGATTTTCAAAAAGACATACACACAAGGACGGGGACTTGATGCCACAAATACAGGAGGGAGTCTGATCCCATCACCGACACTTCATTCACGAGGGAGTATCGGTAATACTGGCGGGAATGAAACCCGTCCACGAAATATTGCATTTAATTTTATCGTGAGGGCTGCATAATGGATAACGCCGTATTAAATAGCGAGCTTATTGCCACGAAGGCGGGGAATATTACCGTCTATAACTATGATGGTAAAACTCGGGAATATATTTCCACTTCAAATGAATATCTTGCCATTGGTGTCGGTATCCCTGCATATTCCTGTTTAGATGCCCCTGGCACACATAAGGCGGGTTATGCTATCTGCCGTTCGATGGATTTAAACTCATGGGAATATGTGCCAGATCATCGCGGTGAAATTGTCTATAGCACCGAAACAGGAGAATCGAAAGAAATCACAGCTCCGGGTGATTATCCTGAAAATACAACCACTATCGCCCCGTTAACGCCATACGATGAATGGAATGGTGAGAAATGGGTGACAGATACCGAGGCACAGCACGGCGCAGCAGTAGATGCAGCAGAAGCACAGCGCCAGTCGCTGATTGATACTGCAATGGCCTCCATCAGTCTGATTCAACTGAAATTACAGGCCGGACGGAAGCTGACGCAGGCAGAAACAACCCGCCTTAACGCTGTGCTGGATTACATTGACGCGGTGACGGCAACAGATACCAGCACAGCGCCGGATGTCATCTGGCCTGAATTGCCGGAGGCGTAGGCCATTCAATATCTGGCGCACCGGAAGTATCGATCAGCTCCAGTGCGTCCAGATAATCCAGCCACAAATTATATTGCGCCAGTTCCTCACCTTTCAGACGACCAATAGCGGCTTTACCAGGCCATTGCTTACCGTTCATGTATTCGTTAGCCTGGTTAATTAGTAGCTGTCTTTCTGATTCAGTAATTTCAATAAGCTCTTCATGAGTAGGTGGAGGAATATCTGCCCACGCAGGTAGTCCATCCTCTCCGGCAATACGGACTTTTCCTTGTGGCGGTTCAGCCATAAACTCACTGACAATATTTTGATTCACCTCCTTAGCATCTGATAAATCCCATCCTACTGATTTATATTTATCAATCATATCCACAGGGAAAAAAGCATTATGCCTGGCACTATAAACATATTCGTTCATATAAATCACCCTGAATAAAATTACTCACCAACAGCCCACCAACTGTAATGCATAGATACCGTGTCACTGGTTGATGACGTTCTGTAAGCAGAATTAAAGCCGGTTAACGTAGGGCCTTCTGCAGTCATCACGAACCCTCGCCCAGCGCCTAAAGGCGCACCGCCATCACCAGAATGGGTAAGAATGGCGCAGTCCGCTTTTTTAGGGAAAGGGATAGGAAATGTAATCCTCATTGTTTGCGTCGATAATTTCGGCATAGCCTCGCCTCGACCATATTGCAGAATTTTACCGTTGGGTAATTTCATCCATCCATCACCACTGGCAAAAGAGGCCATGTCCGGTATCTGATTTTCCCCTGTCCCTACATCCCGTTTTGCCGCTTCTCCCAAACCAACGTTTATGAAAATGCAGAAATAACGAGCAAATGGCATCATTCCTGCTTTTGTCAGGGGGATCTACCATGCTTATTGGCTATGTACGCGTATCAACAAATGACCAGAACACAGATCTACAACGTAATGCGCTGAACTGTGCAGGATGCGAGCTGATTTTTGAAGACAAGATAAGCGGTACAAAGTCCGAAAGGCCGGGACTGAAAAAACTGCTCAGGACATTATCGGCAGGTGACACGCTGGTGGTCTGGAAACTGGACCGGCTGGGGCGCAGTATGCGGCATCTTGTCGTGCTGGTGGAGGAGTTGCGCGAACGAGGCATCAACTTTCGTAGTCTGACGGATTCAATTGATACCAGTACCCCAATGGGGCGCTTTTTCTTTCATGTGATGGGTGCCCTGGCTGAAATGGAGCGTGAACTGATTGTTGAAAGAACAAAAGCTGGACTGGAAGCTGCTCGCGCACAGGGACGAATTGGTGGACGTCGTCCCAAACTTACACCAGAACAATGGGAACAGGCCGGACGATTAATTGCATCAGGAGTTCCTCGCCAGAAGGTGGCGATTATCTATGATGTTGGTGTGTCAACTTTGTATAAGAGGTTTCCTGCAGGGGATAAATAAAGTTAAAGACACTTTTTGTACAAAAGAGAATAAAACAACAGCAACTTGTTGCAATTTTATCAATAAAAGTAGTATTGTCGTGAAAAATTGATTAAAGATTAATATTATGCATGTTTTTGATAATAATGGAATTGAACTGAAAGCTGAGTGTTCGATAGGTGAAGAGGATGGTGTTTATGGTCTAATCCTTGAGTCGTGGGGGCCGGGTGACAGAAACAAAGATTACAATATCGCTCTTGATTATATCATTGAACGGTTGGTTGATTCTGGTGTATCCCAAGTCGTAGTATATCTGGCGTCATCATCAGTCAGAAAACATATGCATTCTTTGGATGAAAGAAAAATCCATCCTGGTGAATATTTTACTTTGATTGGTAATAGCCCCCGCGATATACGCTTGAAGATGTGTGGTTATCAGGCTTATTTTAGTCGTACGGGGAGAAAGGAAATTCCTTCCGGCAATAGAACGAAACGAATATTGATAAATGTCCCAGGTATTTATAGTGACAGTTTTTGGGCGTCTATAATACGTGGAGAACTATCAGAGCTTTCACAGCCTACAGATGATGAATCGCTTCTGAATATGAGGGTTAGTAAATTAATTAAGAAAACGTTGAGTCAACCCGAGGGCTCCAGGAAACCAGTTGAGGTAGAAAGACTACAAAAAGTTTATGTCCGAGACCCGATGGTAAAAGCTTGGATTTTACAGCAAAGTAAAGGTATATGTGAAAACTGTGGTAAAAATGCTCCGTTTTATTTAAATGATGGAAACCCATATTTGGAAGTGCATCATGTAATTCCCCTGTCTTCAGGTGGTGCTGATACAACAGATAACTGTGTTGCCCTTTGTCCGAATTGCCATAGAGAATTGCACTATAGTAAAAATGCAAAAGAACTAATCGAGATGCTTTACGTTAATATAAACCGATTACAGAAATAAAATTATTTATTAAAGTCACATTTAAGACGTAATACCCTACAGGGTAAAAATTTTCTCTGATCTTAACTTCTGCAAATGTTAACTGCTATTTTTATGCTAAAAATGGTTATCAAAACTCAAAAACACATGTTTATAATCAATGAGTTATAGAAATGCTAAGGGCTAATGAGTTATATGCAAATTAGTAAAATTATGTTGCTATGTCAAATAGTTACGATTTAGTCATCTAACTAATGTTACGCCATATGGGTTGGACTGAAGCGGCTGACCTGATTGTTAAAGGTATGGAAGGCGCAATCAATGCCAAGACCGTAACCTATGACTTCGAACGTCTGATGGAAGGCGCTAAACTGCTGAAATGTTCAGAGTTTGGTGACGCGATCATCAAGAACATGTAATCACTACATGTGTTAAATATTTAAACGGGCGTATAATACGCCCGTTGTTTTATTTATGTGGATATTATTAATAGCATATCGAGCATATTTATATAAAACCTATTACTTGAGCCCATATGGGCATATTTTTATAATACAACTCTTATGCAAACATTTATTTGTTATTTCGCTTTCTCCTGGAGGACACTCTTGACAGCTTTTGAGTAAACTCCATAAATTCTTGTTGAATGGTGCAATGTTATAAATAGTAATAGGGTATTCTTTATCCTTAAGGATAATACCAGGCTTAACCGGTGTAAATATACTTCCAGGAGGAAGAAATATAGTAGATTGATACCAGATGATCATTTTCATATCACCCCATATGGCTGAAAAAGATATGCCGCATGTAGGTTGAATTACCGTGTCAATTACTACCCACTTCATTTGTTATGTCTTATCCCACGGTATTTAATATAGTTCATTTGGATGTTCATTTCTTTATTTTGCATATGAGTATATTACCCTTCAAAAAAAATAAATTAATTAAAACGATTGCTTATATAAAACAAAACTTAAAGCAAGGAATCTCAATGGATGTTAAACAAAATGAGATTTAGTGAAAACAATAAATTATTCACTTCGTTTTAGATTTGTTTAGCTATAATGTTATACATTCAAATGACTGAACATCCTGTAATTAAAACATAGCCTTTATGCTACTTTGTGCCAATTTGCTAAACATTATGGTTGCCTTTTTATATAACGATAATAATGAATATAAGCATGACATGAGAATAAGGTTTCAATTTTTGAGTTATATAGGAAAGGTTTAACCTGTTCCTGGCTAAAATACATATAACTGGATGATGACTAAACCAAAACACATGTGCGTTAAGTATTGAAACGGGCGTATGGCACGCCCGTTGGTTTTATAAATATGTTAACCGTTATAAAATAACGTATAGAAAGTCAAGTGATCACATTTCAAATATCAATTTGATAGTATTGGCCTGGTGATTATTTATGGGTAGCAATAAAAGGACCGTATTTATCATCCATAGGGATAGTCTCTGTACTTTTATTCCCATTATGCTAATGCCTTACTGAATTATGAAGCATTTCTTAAGCATCCAACTTTAGCTAGATTAATGGTTTATTATTTTCTACATCTTCAATATATAAAAGCGTATTATCAATGGCGTAGTAACTGCGTTTGTTATGATTAACATCAGTAACCCAACGAAAAACGCCCGCGCCTGCCAGTGTTGAACAGTATTCCCGAAATGTAGATTTTCCGCAAATATGAAGCAATGCGGCCTCTTTTATTTTAGCAGGGTTCTTGATCGTACTAACTTTTAACAGGTTCCTGGTTCCTCTTAATAACAAAACCGTGTCATCGTGAGTAATAATTCTGATGTTATCCGTAGCCAGATAATAAATGTAATGTGCAATACGGTGATGTTTTAATTCTGAATAAAACCAGGAGAAGTTTTGCTCTTTTCTCACTTGCTCAAACATCTTTTGAAAAACAACGACCTGATCCAT